GTCCACGTAATCACGATAAATCGGGTAAACCACTTTTTACGGATCGTGCATCCAGGGAATTCCTTGATTAATGCATCTTTCACAGTATCCAATGACAAGGATTCAGGAACCTCAACGACGTGTGATGTATCGCCTGCCCATGCGTTAGAGCATGCTATTCTAATCGAATTCTCAATGAAGACGTCTAGTTGACAAAGACTACGAAGCTCCTCTGCGCTTGGCATTCTTTTCATACAGCTACATAATTGTAAATGGGCTGTCCGTATGCAAATGCACTTGGAGAACCTGGAAAAGGTGTTCATGCGGCGAGAATCTTTGGATTCTCACTGAATGACACGTGGATGACCGTAGCCGCCGCTTTAATTACGTCATTTCTATTCAATATTACCTGGTGGAAATCACTGATCGCCTGGTTTGTTGCAGGTGAGATCTTGCACTATGTGTATGGCGTAAAGTCTGCATTTTTGAAAACAGTAGGTCTGACTCCAGACTGTAGTTAAACATCAATAACAAGTGTATCACCAAGCTGAGCAGCGGACGGTGTAGCGCGATACTGAACCATCCGTGCAATCTCTTTCTTGGGGACCGCGGAGTCTACACAATATCTCACAATCGCCTTGTACAGATCAAATCCGTGGTAGCGATCGTGATTGTCCATCTTTGAGCGGAACATCACTGACGTTCCATCTGTCTGTCGCATCCACTGTAAAAAGATACCAAACAACGGATGAGAAACTACATGCTTCGGTCCCTTGGGAAACATATCCCAGAAGATCGACGTAGCCAGTCGCGCCAGATCAAACGAAGACGATGCACCAATGTGGGGATGCTTGTTATTGTAGAACGGCTCCATATTGTACTGCCCACCTGCTTCTTCATCCTCCTGGAACTGATTGCTGATGAAAGTCTTTGGCTCCTTCAGACCGACTAGACGCAGATTGATAATCGCCCGGTCAAAGTCAATGATCTTCATCAAGTATCCAAATGTCGGAACCTTGTACGGAACTCCACCGTGAAGATAGAAACAGTGCGTCTGTGTAGTCTTGACATACATGACATTGTTTCCGTGGAGATCATTGTGCGTGAATCCGTAGTTTCGCTGAGCATACGCCAGAGCAAAAACAATCTGTGAGAACCATGCAACGTGCTTCTCGGGCTCAGAGTGTTCCTTGATTAGTTCGTACAGGGTTCCCTCACAACGCTCCATCACGGTTGTGACAACAGGTACATCCGTAAATGTAGCCCAGGCAAAAGGTTCCGGTTCATCTTCCTCACCTTCTTCATCATCAGTACTGTCTGAGCAGGCACAGGACTCAATATCATATACATCATCTTCACCCGACTCATCGTCCTCTATCTCCGGGGATCCGGAAGATGCAACATCATATGCCTCTACGTTTCCATCTTCATCTGGGTTGCTCACGTGATCGACATCAACTTCATCTACATCGCCTAGGTCAACATCATCTGCAGTTTCGACGGCAAGACGGGCACGACGCGTATGACTGAACTCTGCATCGTGACCAGCTGTCCGAAGCTTCAGTTCAAATGTATTACCAATCTTATCGGCAAACCAACTTTTTCCAGTAAGTTCTTCATAGTCATCTGAGATGTCGATTGTATGCGTTCCAGCCAGACCTACATAAACTCCATAGACCTTTGGAAAATGATGACAACCAGACTCCGACAGAGCAATTGATGTGATGGCACCCACATACGCAGCGGTGTGTGGACTCTGCATCCGCTCTTGGAGGTCATCTGCAATGTCCGTGCGCTTGGGAACACCAAATGCACCATAGTCTCCGCGCATCGTCTTGAACGGAGACAGAATCATTGTGGTCTTCCGATGAATAGGAATAGTTTGTCCCTGAACCTTGACACGATCTGCATCCACGATTGACTCAATCGGATATTCAAGCTTTACACCATATTCATTGATATTTGCAAGGTTCTCTGTCTTGAAGAGCTTTTCGAGACACGGAAAGAACGGTTGCATCGTCTTCATAGACCAGTCTGCCCCATCTAGCCGAGGTACACGATGGATCTTCATCTGGACAGATGTAGTTCTCAAATCCTTTCCCATTATCAACTGTCTCGGCGATGAATGCAGAAAAATAAACGACGGTGAGAACAAGATGACGCAGAACTTCAATCTCAAAAAGTTCAATATGGACATGATCAAAGAACGATGCGGAATGGACTCTCGCAAAAGTCCTATGATTGTCATTATCGGAAAGAAGGATACGGGAAAGTCTTTCTTGGCTCGAGATCTTCTTTTTAATGTCCAGGACTCGTTTCCAGCAGGAATGGTGATCTCGCCTACAGAAGCAGTGAACGAGTATTTTCAAGCGTTTGTGCCATCCAAGCTTATTCACGATAAGTATGAGCCCTCAAAAGTTCAGTCATTTATCAAGCGCCAGTTTGCTGCTAAACAGCGCTTTCTCAAGTCCAAGGCAAGTGGACAGCCGTTTGATCCCCGTGCATTCCTGATTCTTGACGACTGTTTGTATGCAGCCAAGGAGTGGATCAATGAAGAGTCTACTCGTTTCGTGTTCATGAACGGTCGTCACCTCGATATGATGACGATTATCACCATGCAGTATCCGCTTGGTATTACGCCGAACTTGCGTACCAACGTAGATTTCGTCTTCATTCTGCGCGAGAATATCCTAGGTAACCGTCGTAGAATTTACGAGAATTACGCAGGTATGTTTCCTACCTTTGAGATGTTCTGTGATTTTATGGACCAGTGCACGGAGAACTACGAAGGACTGGTGATCTGCAATAACGTATCTTCCAACAAACTTGATGAACAGGTGTTTTGGTACAAGGCTTCAGAGCACCCACCCTTTAGGTTGTGTGATCAAACTCTCTGGGTAGACAATCGCCAGTTTGTCTCTGCAATGATGCTTGCCGACGAGTATAACGTCTCTTCGATGAGGAAGAAGAACGCCCCTCCCTCTATTTGGGTCAAGAAGACCGGTGGAGAATAACTAGTCGCGGTGTGCTCCCTCCGACGGGTGCACCGGCTTAGCTGCATCCTCCAGTGCCTTCTCGGCAGCATTTGCCTTGCGACGCTTCTCATTCTCCTCCTTCTGCGCCTTGATCGACTCCTCGCGCTGCTCTGCAAAGAAGAGCTCCTTGTTGGACTCGTTCTCCTTGTACTTGCGCATCAGCTCGTTCAGCTCCTTCTCGGCATACTCCACCTCGGGCATCAGGTGCTCAGAAGGATCCCACGGAAGCCAGGCACCGACCTTACCGATGTAAAGATTGTCCTTCGGGTAGCGACGCTGAAGGATCTTGGCAAACATCTGCGTCTCCTCCACAGTAGCAAATGCACGACGGACCTTGACACCGCGGATGTTCGTACGGAAGTCCACCTGATTGTCGTACGTCTCCTGGAGCTCCTTCTCGTTCTTCAGCAGAAAGATCTGGTACTGCTCGTGAATGTCCGTCTTCTTGACCTCATCCTTGCGAACGCCGACAAAGTCATTCGCATCCTTCAGAAGGTCATCAATCTTGACGGAGTACTTCTTGGACAGAAATGCCATAAAGCTCTCCATCCCCTTGACCTTCCACTCGTAGTCCATCCACTGGACGAACTTCTCAAACATAAACTCCTCCTTCTGCTTGATCACCTTCTCCGGGCTGATAAAAGACACCACACAGTACTTCTGGGTCGGAATCTCCGGATCCTCGTCGAGGTAATCAATGGGTCCGTCCTCGTCACGCTTAGGGAGTTCAGTGCGGGGCATTTACTTGTTCCCTCGGTTCCTTTGAAAGTCCTTTCTCCGCAAGAACACAAATGTACGATATCTTCACTACCGCCTACCTCTTCTTTTTGCTGTCGCCAGGCGTATTGCTGAGCCTCGGTTCTGGAATCGTGGCAGCGGGGATCCATGCGGTTGTGTTTTTTGTGATCCTGCAGTATGTGTCTCTGTATGTGCCGTGGTGGGCTGTGTGGCTGGTGGGTGTCCCGCTGGTGACACTGAAAGTTTTTCGTGGAAGTTCGACACCGGCATATTGAAAAATCTTCGAACCTAAGAACTAAACAAATGTCTGATTCTTCTCAGCCGAAGCCCACTCCCTCTGCCGGTGTTGATATGTCTGACCTCGTTGTGCGTCTCGTGAAGTACCTCCTGGAGGGTCTTGCGGTTGCCATTGCGGCGTTCGTCCTCCCGGGCAAGACGCTGAAGGTTGCTGAGGTTGGAATGATTGCCCTTGTTGCCACTGCCACGTTCGCCATTCTGGACATCTATGCCCCTAGTGTGGGGGCGTCGGCTCGCACCGGTGCCGGATTCGGAATCGGTGCCAATCTGGTTGGGTTCCCCCGAGTGTAAGGGAAAAATACAAGCTGTGGGGATCGAACCCACGCGACTTTCGCCAACGGTTCTTAAGACCGTCTCCTTAACCACTCGGACAAGCTTGTTAGGTAACCTTTAGAGCCATCACCAAGTGTGATGCCAACGTTGTGGTCAGCAACGTTCCGTAATTATTCTGCGTGAGCTGCATTGTGCCTAGAGCAACAACACACACTGGACTTGATGTAGAGACGAGAGTGTAGACAATTTCCCCCAATGTATGTGGGACGCAGAACATGTCGTAGATTCTTGATGCCCCGTAATGAACGATGTAGTTGCCTGCGACCGCGACGATACCCTTGAAGACCACCGAAACCATGCTATCCATTTACCACTTACCTGCCACTAAGAAACTAATGGAAACAACTTCCATTTTCTTGATTCGGCACAATGGAAAATGGATTAAAATTCAACCTCGTCCTTTTGAACCTGAGAGAATGACAACAGATATTGCGTGGATGCAAATCAAGGAGGGTATTGATGTCGAGGAAGCCTATCGCCGTTGGTTTGAGCTTCAACGTAGAATTTCTCGTGTTCTCAAGTAATGAATACAATCCTTATTGTGCTGGCATTCACTGTTCTTGTCTATCTAGTTTCACGCATGTGGAAGCCTTATCTGAAGTCGAGTCCTAAGCGCGAGGTGCAAAAGGACAAGGCAAATCTTTACTTTTTTCACACAGACTGGTGTGGACACTGTATCAAGGCAATGCCTGAGTGGGAGAAGCTTGCGTCGGGTCCTCATCAGTTCGGGACAACTGATGTGTCATTTGTTTCCGTAAATGCTGAGAAGGATCGCGCAACTGCTGATCTGTATCAAATTGATGCGTACCCGACAATCAAGCTTGAGACATCAACTGGATTGTACACCTACGATAAGACGCCTACAGCGGAGGGGTTAACTAACTATCTCAGGGAGACGTTTGGCAATGAATCGTGATACATTTGCATATCCATATTCAAATAGCTCCTTCTTGTCGTCATCCGTTAACTGTTGAAGAATTGAAATCCGATCATTCTTGAACCATACAACATTATCTGATTGCGATTCAGTTCGAGCCGCTTCATACAATGTTGCAGCATAATCCGTGATCGACATCATTTGGAGTCGTTCAGGCGTTATATTAAATTCGGCTCGGCTGATATGGAACACCAAACATTCGGGAGGAACAATCTTGTGAATGTTATGTGCGTAGACGCCACCGTCCACGTATACATTATTGAAGATAACCGATGGGTAAAACACAAATGGAAGACAACACGATGCTTTTAGTGCAGCAATAATAGGTACATTTCCGGTCAGAAAAATAGACTTCCGCGTTGTGAGGTTAGACGCCAGGATATGTAGCTTCTGGGGTGCATCTCCAATCACCGCATTTCGAAGATCAACACCTTGTTCATCAAATGCCGCCAAGATAGCCTTTTCAAATGCGTCCATCGGAAAGAGTGCCTTTTGGCTACTAAATGATGTAATGGACGTCAGATTAATTGAGGGAATTACAGATGACAGATTGAACCCCGTCTCAAACATAAGGCGGATCCCAACAATGGGGACCTTATACGCAATGGCAGTTGCGAGAACTGATCCAGCAGAGCATCCGTAAATTCCATCCGGAAAGATGAGCGGCTGTGTTTTTTCCAAGGCTGCCAAACCTCCAACCATCATTCCACCTCTCACTCCACCGCCTCCGAGGGCAATTGCTCGAAACATTCTTATCAAGAGTATGTAAGTATGCTTAAAGCTCGTGATGTATGGGACGAACAAGAGGATCGAAAGGAAAAACGTATGCGCGCAATGAGACCCGTCTTAAGTCAACTCTACGGGCAGATCCGTAAACAGGCAGTTCATTCGCCAAATGCACCGTATATTGTGTTTGAGATCCCTGCGTATGTCTTTGGGTATCCCCTCTTCCAGATGACTGAAGCACGCGAGTATATTATGAATGTTTTGTCTCAAGGCGGATACATGGTGTGGGTCATTGACGACAAGTACCTACTGATTTCATGGCTCAAAACTGCCGGTGGTAAACTGTCTCAGCACCGCCCTCCTTTGCTGACAAACTATCGTCCTCAGGTGTACGACCCGTCAACACTAGGCAGTATGCGTTGATGTCTGTTTGAACTCCGAGATCGAAAATCAAAAAGGAAAAATACGCCAGTCGGGAATCGAACCCGAGTCACACCGATGGCAACGGTGCATTCTACCATTGAACTACTGGCGTGGATGAATACTACTTATCAAAAGGTAGATCCATTTTAGACGCCCTCAAGCCCGCCGGCTCATTCTTTTACGGAGTCTATTCTTTAACTTGTTTACCGCGCGACGTGTTTTTTTGCGACGAGCCCCATGATACAGTATTCCTACATTGCCTGTCAGGGTAAACTGCTCAGTATCTTTCCAGTCAGTGATATCATTGCTGTTCTTTGGATTGACTCGGTATGCCAAGGTGATGTGCGGTGTTGCTTTTTTTGATTCGTAGCCAGCAACCTTCAACGCCCATGCATCATTGCTCTTACCAAGATGTGTAACGGTGAGAGTCACCACCGTGCCAATCTCCTTTGGCAATTCAGCATTTTTCCCAAACTCAATTGTCATGTGGTCACCACTCCACGTCCAGTCACTAGGGACTTGATTCCCAAATTTGTCGTGAAGGGTTTTTTTAGACGAGTCATCTAAAAAAACCCCAGTATAGTTGATCTTGGGTGGCATCTATATTGATAACAGAAAAAAATACATCTGTCGGGAATCGAACCCGAGCAGCACCGTTGGTAACGGTGTATTCTACCACTGAATTACAGATGTGGTGATTGTGCCCGCCGGGACTTTAACCCGGATACCCAAACTCATCCAAGAAAGGGTTCTAATTGATCTACAGGCACGCCCATCTTCCTACTTGACTGAAGGAAGACGATCCATTTTGAACAGCGCTACGCTCGCCGACTCATTCTTCTGCGAGACTTCTTTGGGTGTTTTTTGAACGCACGACGACGTCTTGTTCTCCTACCACCCGGTAAGGCGGCGGCGGCGGCGGCGTCGGCGGCGGCTTCACGGGCGGCGGCGGCTTTGGCGGCTACATACTCATGGTCATGCCCGATGCGAAGTTCTTTTGTCGTCTCATATTGAGCAGCCATGGCGTCTCCACCACCACCAGGTCCATTTGGGTCGAAGGGGCGATCAACCACGGCTATACCACGGACACCTGCGTTTTCAACTCTAAAATTGTAAACTATTTTGCCATTTTTGACATCGTTGGGTGTCTTCGGTCGAGGCGGTGGAGGTGGCTGTGCGTTTCGTTTGGGTGCCGGTCCTTTGGGTGGCTTGAGTGGTATAAGCATATCAGCCTCACCCACTCGTGATAAGTACTGATAGAGAGTAACTTGTTGCAGAGGGAGAGGAGGACGTGCATTCCGAGCTGTTTCTAAATCCCTTTTAAGAACTCGGAGAAATGCAACCGCAGTTGGGTGTCCGACATCACTTTCGCGTTGTGGATGTGCTTGTGAGTAGGACTCGCGCATTCTCAAGCATCTATCTACCTGATCAATTGCGAGCTGAAAATTATTTGCGGCTAAGTGTTCTGTAAGTTTTGTTGCGAGTGCTTCAAAGTTTGGTTCGCAATTGTTAGGCTCGTGATACGGATTTTCTTCCATAGTTAGTACGGAAGCTAGGTCATCTTTTACTTCTTGTACCGTAGTAATAGGTCTTTTTGGGAATACTGACTCAGTATTCGCAGGGCTTGCCGTCTTCATTCTATCTAGCGTAGAATTCAGACGCTTTATAACAAAGTCTTTTGAGCCAGGGGTCTTCAGAGCACCATAGCGCTTAAGAACATCATCATTTTTTGGATCAGCGAAAAATTTGTCGGCTGACGTGGGAGCAACAGCAGCCATTACTAACAAAGCATATAAAATACATAGTCAAGTATAATGGTGCTTATCTATGTAGTTGATGCAGATGGGGAGCATCTTATCGTTCAAACGGGAAGACATCTTAATATTCCAGGCTCGCCTTTAAAGGGTAGAGCCGAGCGACTGAGACTTCCAAGAGATGAAGATGTTCCTCCCGTTCCGGCTACTTGGGCTGATTGGATAGCCGCCAATCCAAGATATCCTCTTGCCCAAATACGAGATCTCGATAAACTCGGTAGAAGATATATCTATGTTCCCATACCGGGACTTAAAACTGTCAGCGGATCATGCGAAGCCGGCGAACCTTCGCTCGATTGTGCTGCTCGTGAGCTATGGGAGGAAACTGGGTTAGACTTACGAGCGAGTCTTCAACGATTTGTTCCAACAAGCCACGACTTTACTGTTACTGTTTCGGCTGCCGAAAGGGCAGAGATCACCACCACCCTTACAGCGAGAATTCGTGCAAGAGAAGGAGAGATTTTTGATTTTCATTGGGGTCCACCTCCGCGGGGAGCTAAACGACGCACTCGCAGGAAAAATGGAAGACGTCACCGCAGGACAAATAGACGCATATGAGCTGTAGCCATGAAATTGTGGTCAATGATGGTGAGCGCGTGTGCACTCTCTGTGGAACGATTCTGGGGTCTGCTATTGATGAGGGAGCAGAATGGCGAGTCTACGGTAATACTGAAGACGACCCCTCTCGCACCGGGACGATCACGAGCGAACTCCTTCCTGATTCATCCTACGGTTCGATGATGATGCGCCGGAGGGGTGGTCAGCAGTCAGAGGAGGGTAAGTCTATTGCAAAACTGTCTGCGTGGTCGTTTTCAAGCCACGGAGAGAGGTCTTGGATGGGTATCTTTGATGCAATTCAGCAGTCGTGTGTTCGGGCTGGTCTTCCCAAGGCGATTGTCATGGATGGATGTGCAATGTTCAAGAAGGTTGAGGATGCACAGAAGACCCGTGGGGAAACCCGGCGTGCGTTAATGGCTGGAGCGATCTTTACGTCATGTCGCCAGCATGACGCCACTCGGACTCACGAGGAAGTTGCAACTCTCTTTCACGTGTCCATCCGATCTCTCTGCAAGGCTCTGACTCGATTCACGGATGGCGGATCAAACGTGTTGAATACACAGCTAGGGATTGCCGAGCGTATCTGCGCTGATATGGATCTCTCCGACACAGATCGTGATGCGATTGTCTTGATGCTCCACAATCTCCCTGAGATGGAACACACCCCCAAGACAATCGTTGCTGGTGTGGTCTGTTCTGTCTTGGGCGGACAAATCTCTCGGGTCTCAACTGCGTCTGGTGTGTCATCTGTCTCCATTCGCAAGATTGTGGATAAGTTTAAGGCGACGGGAAGTACGTGATAGAGTATGTATACGCGTGCGCAGAGGATGCATCTGAATTAGCAATCTGAAGATTACTTGTTGAATTAGACAAATAAATGTTATATGCATTGCTTGACAAGTTGCGAATTGCATACGTTGATCCAACTACAGTGACAATTCCAAGAGCACCCAGGTAGGCGTTACCAGTGTCTGTATCTTGAACGGAGAGCATCAACATTCCCTTTTTTAATAATCCAATCGTAGCATACCCACC